CATCTGCCTTACAAGCAGAGGGTCACAGGTTCGAGCCCTGTAGGTCCCATTTATAATGAATATGCCGTAGTGGCGGAACTGGCAGACGCCCGGGACTTAAAATCCCGTGGGTAGTGATACCCGTACCGGTTCGATTCCGGTCTGCGGCAGCTTAAAAGCCCCATATTTTGGGGCTTTTTTTATTTTGTGTTGTATTTCGTGTTGCATAGCTCGTTAAAATGCTGATTTGCAATATCATCCATTTCTTTTGTTTTGTCTGCCAAGGCATGTCTGTACACCGCTTTTAGCGTCCCATCGTTCCCCCAGCCGCCACGCTGCATGATATAACTGTCTGGTATGCCAAGTGCGTGCTGAATAGATGCAGAGTAATGTCGCAGATCATGGAAGCGAAAATGAGGAAGCCCAGCCCGGTGCAGGCAGGATCGAAAGCGATCCGTAATATTGTTAGGAGTGAGATTTACAATTCGCCCTGTTTTTCCTCTCCATTTTTCTGCTACGAAATCAGGAAAATCAATATACCGGTCTCCAGCGTAGGATTTTGGCGATTTTATTATCCAGGCGTTATCTTCTGTGCGTACCATGTTTTTGCTCACGTGTACGATATTACCGGAAATGTCTGTAGAATCTAAGGCACATATTTCACCACGTCTCATGGGGCCAAATGCGGCTAAGAGAATGGGAAGTTCCATTTCCGTTCCTTCGGATGCCCGGATCAGACGTTTTACCTCCTCGTCTGTCGGAATATACAGCTCTACACGCTGCTTTTTAGGCAGGGAAGTATTCAGTGCGAAATCAGGGCGATATTGTTTTAGAACAGCCGATAAGAGTCCGTGACTGTTTCGTACAGTTTTGGGGCTATGATTTACAGATTCAAGATTGATAGCGATCTGGATATCTTCCTGTGTAATGCGACTCAGGCGAATGTTCATCAGTGACTGTAACGATGTTCTGCGGATTCGTTTGTAGTCCATAATCGTACGTGGCGACAAAATGGATTCTCTGGATTGAATGTAATTATCCATGGCAGTTCCCAGAAGCATATCTGCAGAACGGCTGCGTTGATCTTTGTTTGCGGCAAACTCAGCCGCCGCCTGTTCTGCGATACGCTTGCCTTTTGGACCCGGTATATTGCTCGTAAACGATTCATATATTCGTTTCTTTTTTATGCTTCCGTCAGGATTTTTGATTTCTTCTGTGTGACTGTACACCAGACAACGCCAGGATCCTGACGGTAATTTTTTTGCTGTTGGCATAGTATCATCCTCCTTGAAAATGGGTATAAAAAATACACCTGTACAGGTGCTGGAGGATTGTGGTATAATCATCTTGCTTAAGGAGTGATTATACCGGTCTCCAGACCTGTATAGATTCGCTGATCCGCTTCGGTGCTGGTAACATCGGAGCGGATTTTGTTATTCTGTTATATCTATTTCTCTAATTCCATATATGCCGCTGTTATTGCTGGAATTGTTATATTCTGACCAAGAACACTTGTGTAAGATTCTTCTCCAGAAGCCTCGCCGTAAATAGCAACGATATCATCCTCGATAAATTTGCTGTCGGATTTATTTGCATAATATACATATATGCTGTCAGACCATAATCCCAAGTCATCTTTTGTAACATGTATCAGGTATTCAGACTCACCATTTTCTGAATCATAAGCAACTTGCTGTATTTGTCCCTCGAATTTTACTTTATTTCCTTTATATTTTTCGGCAGATCTTGCAAGTTCTTTGTATTCAATTTCGCCACATGCGGCTTTATAGTCTTTTTCGGACATATTGCTTGCATCTTCGCTTAATTTATAAGAATTTCCGCTTCCATATATAAGCAGTGCAATAACTGCCACAACTGCAATAATCAGGATCCATTTAAGTTTTCCGCCTTTTTGCTTTTTACGACAATTAGGGCAGACCTTCGCATCATATGGTATTTCGGTTTTACAATGTTTGCAAAGTTTTGTTGTAGGTTTCTCTTTTTTCATATCTCATTTTCTCCTTGTATTTTACTTTTCACGCTGCAAAATCTGGAATTCTGTATTACTGATAGGGCGTATCTGGTAATAATCCTGCAAATTTATATTGAATTCAGTTTCTATTGCGGATAGATCGAAAGATATTGGCTTATCAGAAATATATACAAATAAATATCCATTTTCTGTTTGCAGTGCATTTTTTAAAGTGACTACAGAATGTAATTTTTCGTTAAGAATTGGAATATACAAGTCACCTAAGTGATATAAGTTATCCTGAATCTTACGATCCAGTTCCAGCTTATCTACTTCGCTTGCTGGAGTTTTTTGGGGTTTGTTTTTATTTGCAATGATTTTTCTCTCTTCTTCTGACAATGGTTCAGATAGCAGGCGTACCGTATGAATCATATATAATACAGCTGGTATACATGCTATAATTTCATAAGTAGAAAAGTTGCTATGAACCACAGAGAAGATGACCTGCGATATGGCAAAAATCAAATATAAAAGACTGACGAACATGCTGGCAACTAAACTGCGATAATATAGCAAACCTATCGCAGAAGCAACTGCGAGAACTATAATATTAAAATAATTATAGGTAGTGATTGCCGAATGTTCAGATCCTTTCATGAGCCAAAAGCCGAAGATACTGACCAACAGACAGATTACATTTATAGCTCGAATAATTTTATATAAGCTTCCGTTGCCGTTTGGAATATAAGACTTTTCCCATAGTTGTACACCCAATTTTTTAGCAAGTTCTTTTGCAGGTTCGGTAAAGGTTGAATTGGTCATAACAACAGCTATATTGCAATCATAAAATTTTGCTCCAGCATACGCTTGTTGAACAGCCTGATTGCCAACAGGGTAGGAATAATATTTACATTGTATTCCGTATTTGACGTTTTCATTATAAGCAATGACATCAATTCCTTGATCTCCACTGCTTTTTGTGACCGTAACATCCCTAAATCCTCTTTGTTTCAAGAGTTTTGCACAATGATGTTCATATTGGTATCCATCCATTTGTTTTTATCCTTTTGTATATTTTTCGCTGCATAGAGGAATGATAACAATATGAAAATATTATTATCTCAATTCTTAGAACAGCACCACCTGTCAATCCGGCAGGCGGCAATTATGACCGGTGTTCCCCGGTCTACGATCGGCGACATAGTGACCGGTCAGGTATGCCCTACACTGGCAACTATGGAACAGTTGGCAGCAGGGCTGAAAACCACTATTTCTGACTTGTACGAGTCTGAGTATAAGTGATTTTCAAAAAGCGTCCGGGATTCCGGACAACGCACAACTTTTTTCCTCCTGAAACGTTTGTTAAGATGAAAGGAAAATTTTACTAAAACAAATGTTCGAAAACAGTTGCATCACAAATATTTCTGTGATAATATGAAATTAAAATTTCGAACAAATGTTTGAAAAACGTGATCGGGAGGTACATATGATGGATTACAAAGCTGAGATTATAAAACTGATTAACAAACTGAACGCTTCAGATGAAACCTTTTTGAAACAGGTTTACATCATTATTAAGAAGCACTTTGACAGAAGAGAGGGACGTTAGTCCCTTTTCTTTTTTGCCAAATTGTCAGCCAGCTTCTCGGCTGCTTCCGTGAGTACCTTTTGCGATGCGGGAGATAGTTCGTTGTAGGTTTTGGCTATCTCTAAAATTATACCATAAAAAGCGTTGTCTTTTCCCTCTTCTAGCAGATCTGATACGATGCCAGCTATTTCCTCATCTTCTGAGAGCTGCTGGTACATCTCTCCTTCACCTGTTTTCAGCCATTCTTCGCTGACATTGAACTCACGGCATATTGCCCGGCTCATTTGTTCCGTAAGATTTCTCTTTTCTTTTTCAATATTAGAGATTGCTACTTTGGTCACTCCGAGCTTATTTCCGAATTGTTCCATTGTTAGATTCAGGCTTTTTCGAACTTCTTTGACACGCTCACCTTGCGTCATTCATTCGCCTCCCTTCATTTTATTTCTGATCTTAGGATAACACCGTACAAGAAAAAAGTCAACAAAAAAAGTTAGCAAAGCTAACAAAAAGTACTTGACAACGTTCTCGGAGATTACTATAATGTAATCAACGATAACGAAGTAAGCAGGAAAGTCCAGGTGAAGTGATAGGGCGGTTCGTGAGTAACGTGGTAGTTATGCTGATAAACGTATCAGACAGAGCGAATGCAGAATAAGCATGACCTGGCAAAACAGTTGAAGAAAGCAGGAACATCAGGGCAAGAAAGCACAGTGTTCATTACTACCGGCAGAAAAATGAGCAGTCTGAACCAATCAGAACTTTTCCCCTCAACCAAGAAGTTGTTAAGCGGAAGAATCAACGAGCGAGAGGACACAGCACTTCGTTACCGTACAAAAAAAGAAAGGAGAGAATCGAATGAGAGAAACGAAAAAGAAGCTGTTGCAGGAAACAGTTACGATTCTGAAAAAGCTGGACAAAGAAAGCCTGGCAATCATCAGAAGCAACGCAGAGATTCTGAGAGCCAGAGACACTCTCGAAGAGCAGAAAGCGGGGTAGAGAAACGAAAAAGTGAGGTGATAAGATGCCAAAAAGCAATTTTTGTCAGCCCAAAACAGACGAGCGTCTTGATTTTCTGAGAGAAGCCGTTGACGGCGGAATGTCAAGAAACAAAATCAAAGTAAAAGAGCTTTCAGTCAAAACCGGCATCAATAAAAGTACGCTGTATAAGCGAAGACAGAAGCCGGAGACCATGACAATCGGAGAACTGTTAATCTTGAAAGACACATTGAAGATCGACGAGCATCTTTTGATGAAAGCACTGATTGAAGGGAGATAAAAAGCAATGAAAAGAAGAGAAACAGAAGTAACAGAAGTAACGGAAGAAACAACAGGAGCTGGTGCGATTGCCCCGATCGTAGCCACAGCCGCCGCAGCGTTTGTCTTCTGGTGGCTGACAAAGTACAGCACGATCTGCGAAAGAGACATTATCGGCACAGCAATTACCGTATGGTGTGCGGTACTGATCCGTATGCTGATGTGGATGGGCAAGGAGGAAGCAGAATGAGCAAGATTATTAAGGTTAGTACGGATCTGAAAGTGACCGTGCATGATTTCCCACAGGGAACGATAAGAGAGCAGAACAGACAGCTCTGTGAGCTGATCGGGAACGGATGCGAGATGATCGAGCACGTCATGCCAAGACGACTGTATAACGAATTAGGGCATACGACAGAAGTTAAAAGTGAAAACAGCAAGTGTGTGGCTATGCTGGTTGACGAAGAGTTTCTGTTCAAGAATGAATTTCAGTTTAACCAGATCGGCTGTTACCTGTACGAAACAGATAAGCACGGATCCGTAATCATGGGAAACATTTTGTTTGTAGGTGATACATATACAGGTGATGGCATTACGTTTTCAGGGATTGAGGAAGAGACATTTAACAAATTGTATGAGCAGTTGAAGAAGCTGGCATGGAAAGCGGGGACAAGATGACAGAAGAAGAGAGAAGAAAATGGATTGGTGTATTACTGGATAAGGTACTGACAATTCATGAACAGGGAAAACATTATGTCAGTCTGGATATTAACAATCTTGATTATTCAATAATGGTCACCGTAACTGCAATAAAACATGGATGGGGTGCAAATAGAGGGTATGATTTCTATAAATACTGTATTATGGATCTTGGTACAAAAGAACTTCCAGTAATGGTCGAGTATCTGGACAGCCTGATCGAGGGCGAGGAGGAAAGCAAATGATCGGAGTAAGCGAAGGGAAAGACCAGGAAGCCAGAGCCATCCTGGAACTGGCCGGGATTGATTCGGACAAGTACCGGATCTGGCACCATAATAGTATCTATGTGCATGCAATAAATGAAGAGACGAAAGAATCGGTGATCGTTGAGAAAGCGACACTCGAGGTAGTAAAAAGTCCCGGTGCTGGCAGGCAATCCGGGACACAAAAATAATAACACAGCTCAATTATAGAGCAAACATAGGAGGTAAATCAAGTGAAATTACATAAATTAATTTCGACAGTAGATATGAGCCATGAAGAATGGCTGCGATACAGAAAACTGGGCATTGGTGGAAGTGATGCCGGAAGCATCTGCGGATTGAATCCGTACAGCTCTGCAATTGCTGTTTTTCAGGATAAGACGCAGAAAGAAGCAGGGGAAAAAGAAGACAATGAGGCAATGAGACAGGGAAGAGACCTGGAGGAGTACGTTGCCCGCCGGTTCATGGAAGAGACAGGGAAAAAGGTACGCCGTGCCAATGCGATCTATGGGCATCCGGATCATGATTTCATGATGGCAAACGTTGACCGCCTGGTAGTTGGTGAGAATGCCGGTCTGGAATGCAAGACAGCGTCTGCCTATTCAGCTGACAAATGGAAAGACGGGCATATCCCGGAATCTTACGAGATCCAGTGCCACCATTACATGGCAGTGACCGGGGCGGATGCCTGGTATATTGCCTGCGTGGTGCTGGGAAAAGAATTTATCTGGCGAAAAATCGAACGCGATGAGGAAACGATCCAGATGCTGATCGACATTGAAAGCGATTTCTGGCAGAACAATGTCAAGGCAGACAAGATGCCGGCACCGGATGGAAGCAAGGCAGCGGAAGAGCTGTTACAGAAGTATTATGGAAGTTCTGAACCGGAAAAGATGATCCCGCTGGTTGATTTTGACGAGAAACTGGAACGCCGTGCAGAGATCAGCGACCTTCAGGACAAGCTGGAAAAAGAGAAAAAACAGATCGAGCAGGAGATCAAGGTTTATATGGAAGATGCAGAGATGGCAGTATCGGACCTGTACCGCGTCACCTGGAAGAGCGTGACCGCGAACCGTGTGGATTCGAAGCAGCTGAAAGCAGATTTCCCGGAAATCTACAAACAGGTATTGAAACAGTCTGAAAGCAGACGTTTCACCGTAAAAAGAGCTGAGAGGGCATAAGGAGGAAGCAGGATGGCAGTAAAAGATGCACTGGCAGAAAAGACCAGCAGAAAGAATGAAGCAGTGAAGCTGACAAAAAACATGAGCATTGCAGACATGATCAAGGCAATGGAGCCGGAAATCAGAAAGGCTCTGCCGCAGGTGATCACACCGGAGCGTTTCACACGCATGGCATTATCCGCACTGAACACCACGCCAAAGCTTGCAGAGTGTTCGCAGATGTCCTTCCTCGGGGCACTGATGAACGCAGCACAGCTTGGGCTGGAACCAAACACGCCGCTGGGACAGGCGTACCTGATCCCGTATAGAAACAAAGGGAAGCTGGAGTGCCAGTTCCAGATAGGCTACAAAGGGCTGATTGATATGGTGTACCGCAACGAAAACATCCAGACCGTGCAGGCACAGTGTGTATATGAAAATGATGATTTTCAGTATGAACTGGGACTGGATCCAAAGCTGGTGCACAAACCGGCATTGAAAGACAGAGGAAACCTGATCCTTGTATATGCACTCTGGAAATCAAAAAATGGCGGCTTCGGTTTTGAGGTTATGAGCAAGGAAGACGTTGACGACCATGCGAGACGGTTCAGCCAGAGCTTTGGAAGTTCCTACAGTCCATGGAAAACAAACTATGAGGAGATGGCGAAGAAAACGGTCATTAAGAAGTGCCTGAAATATGCACCGCTGAAAACAGATTTTGTTATGCAGATGAACAATGATGAGAGTATCAAGAGTGAGATCAACGTCGATATGTCCGAGGTAGTCAACGAGCAGGAAGACCCGAACATCATCGACCAGGAGTATAAGGAAGTAGAAAATGGACAGCCAGAACAATAAAGAAGAACCAAAGCTGTTCACGTTCACCGTACCGGGCAAGCCTCAGGGCAAAGCCCGGGCGAGGACATTCTATAACAGCAAGAGCGGCAAAATGAGCAGCGTAACACCGGAAAAGACGGTGCTGTACGAAAACCTGATCAAGACCTGTTTCCAACAGAAATACGGACAGAAACGGTTTTCGGATGATGCGTATGTGGTTGCTAATATATTGGCGTATTTTGAGCCGCCTAAGAGCATCTCGAAGAAGAAAAGGGCAGAGATGCTGGAAGGGAAGATCTGGCCGGCAAAGAAGCCGGACAGTGACAACATCGCAAAGGTTGTGCTGGATGCCCTGAACGGCATCGCATACCATGATGATACGCAGATCATAAAACTGAGCGTCACAAAGGCGTACAAAGAGGAAGCGTATTTAAGCGTTACGCTGATGGAACTTAAGTAATATACAGGAAAGGCAGGTGTCCGGCATGGGGCGTGGTGCTCCTAACAAAAAAGGACTCAGTTACTTTCCGAAGATGATTGATTTTTACGAAGACGATAAGGTCTTCGATCTCCTGGACCGATATGGTCCACTGGGTGTGACTGTATATGACTGCATTCTGTGCATCGTATACAAGCAAGGTTACTACGCAGAGATCTCACTTGATAAGCTATCAAGAATGATCACAAGGATGATCGGCAACAAGTGGGTGAAGGGGCAAAAAGCTGTCGTGCAAGTGGTGCACTTCTGCTCTGAGATAGGTCTCATTGATGATGACCTCATGACGGAAAACATCATCACCTCTGTTGGGATTCAGCGTCGTTATTACGAGATAGCAGTAAAACGCATGAAGAGACAGCTCTATAGCGATAAGTATTGGCTCCTCGGAAACGGGGAAGAAGAGGAGCCTTTCTTAAATGAACCCAAAAATCGAATTACTTCGGAAGAAAATCGAATTACTTCGGAAGAAAATAAAAATAGTTCCGAAGAAAGTCCTATAGAAATAAAAGAAAAAAGAAATATAGATATAGATACGGCTCCGCCGGACATTACTTTCGATGATCCAGAACTTGAGAGAGCTTTTCAGGGATACCTGAGCAGTCAAGAAAAAAACGGCAGGGAGTTATCTGATTACCAGGTACGGTTGCTCAGAAAGAAGCTCGGAAGTCTTAGTGATGATATGGCAGAGCAGCTGATGATAGTGGAAGAAGCTACAGTGCAAGGCTGGAAGAGCTTCTATCCAATCAAGAAGCAGCCAGCAGCCAAGAAGAAGGAAAAGAAAACAGTAAAGAATACATTCAATGCATTTCCGCAAAGGGACTATGATTTCGATGCACTGGAAAGAACATTGAACGAGTAAGGAGGCAATATGGAACAGTTGAAGATTTTTGAAAACGAAGAGTTTGGCAGTATCCGAACCGTGACGAGAGACGGAGAAGTGTGGTTCGTGGGGAAAGATGTGGCTGAGGCATTGGGATTCACAAATTCAAGAGATGCTATTGCAACACATGTATTTGACGATGACAAGGGAGTAGAAATTATCGACACCCTTGGAGGAAAGCAGAAGATGACGGCAATCAATGAATCCGGTCTGTATGCATTGGTGTTTGGCAGCAGACTGGAATCAGCGAAACGTTTCAAACGTTGGGTTACCTATGAGGTGCTGCCGACAATTCGCAACACTGGTAGCTATGACATGAGCAGACTGTCGAAGGAAATGAGAGCAATTTTGAACTGTGACGAGAGAATTGTGATTATAGATGATCGTGTAACGAACCTGGAGAACTGCATGACGATCGACTACGGGGAGCAGGTCGTTCTTGGCGATGAGGTCAACAAGGCAGTCCTGGACGCACTGGGCGGCAAGCACAGCAATGCCTACAACGAGATCGGCAAGAAAGTATTCGCGGAGTGCAACCGTGACCTGAAACACTATTTCCACGTCAACGCCCGCAACAACGTGCCGAAGAAACGCTACTATGAAGCCTTGGAATACATCCAAGAATGGAAGCCCTGCACAAATACACAGATCCAGATCCGTGACTGCAATGCACAGGTGTGTATGCCATGAGCGGGGACGAGGTATTCACAATACAGGCAAGACGCTGCAAACGGTGCGGGAGACTGCTGACAAGTCAGGAAGCGGTAGAAAGAGGCTATGGCTGTCAGTGTGCCATGAAAGCAAAAAGAGAAGAAGAGGCACAGAAACCGATGCCGGGACAGCAGACGATATTCGATTATTTGGAGGATGCAGAATGAATAAAGTGATTTTAATGGGACGATTGACCAGAAACCCGGAGATGCGTAATTCTAACGGAGAGAGTAACACGGCAATTGCACGCTATACGCTGGCAGTTGACAGACGCTACAAGCGTGAAGGTGATGTGACCGCTGATTTTATCAGCTGTGTGGCATTTGGCCGCAGTGCAGAGTTTGCGGAGAAGTATTTCCGCCAGGGCTTGAAGGTAGTGATAACCGGCCGCATCCAGACCGGGAGCTATACCAACCGAGATGGCAACAAGGTCTATACAACAGACGTGGTGGTTGAGGATCAGGAATTTGTGGAAATGCGTATGGCGGCGGCACAGAGAAACCGGGAAGAAAGTAGCCAGGAACGACCGGAGCCGATGCCAGTAGATGCAGGAGGGTTTATGACGCTTCCGGAAGATTTTGACGAAGAGCTGCCGTTTGCATGATGGGAAAGCAACAATGGACAGGAGGAAAACGAGATATGAATATCGGAAAGGCACAGGCCGTTTTTGAACAGATTAGAAGCGATAAATATAGTGAGACTGAAAAACTTCAGGCGATTTGGGGTGTACTGGAGATGCCGACACATAATGGCATTACCAAGACTACGATTTTGGAAGCGTTCCGCTGGCTTTTTGATTATGCGATAGAGATCGAAGTGAAGGAAATGGTGAAGAAATGGTAGGAAAATGTGCTTTACCATCGGACTTTTGTGGACATGATGAATGCTGCATATGTTGCCCTGAGAATGAGAGCTGCAATACACAATGCGGAGAAAAAGACGAACATGAATATGCAGAGAGTTGTCCTTATTGCTGGGCATCGGAAACCGGAAAGGCGTATGGCGGAAAGCAGAAGACATTGAGAGGGAAAGAAGAGACAGGAGAAAAAGATGTTCATACAGGAAGATGATCTAAAATTAAATGATTGGCAGTTTAGCCAGAGAAAATATTTACCGTATAAGGTAAAGAAAACGCTTGCGGAACGCAGAATCAAGGAATGGTATTACAACTGGGATGGTCAAGTATATTTGAGCTATTCTGGTGGCTTGGACAGCACAGCATTGTTGCATATGATAAGAAAAACCGTAGGGTTGGAAGTCCCGGCAGTATTCTCAAATACTGGTTTGGAATTTCCTGAGATAGTAAGATTTGCACGTCAGGCCAGCGGGGAATTTGTTGAAATATATCCCAGATGGAAAGACGGAAGCAGATTAACATTTAAACAGGTAGTTGAGAAATATGGATTTCCGTTAATTAGCAAAGAGACGGCACTGAAGATAAGGAAACTGCGGCATGGAAATTTATCAGACAGATACAGAAACTATTTGATGAATGGCGATGAAAGAGGGAAGTTCGGAATGCTTCCTAAAAAATGGAGATTTTTGTTGGATACACAATTTGATATAAGTGAACAGTGTTGTAACATTACCAAGAAAAAACCGTTTAAAGATTATGCAAAAAAGACTGGAAGAGTGCCATATATTGGGACAACGCAAGATGAAAGTTTTAGACGCGAACACCAGTATGCTCATACAGGTTGCAATGTATATGATGGAAAAACAATTAAGAGCCAGCCGCTTGGTCCTTGGACAAGGCAGGATGTGCTTAGATACATAGTAGAAAATGATATTGAAATATGTTCTGTATATGGCGACATAGAGCAAACGCCCGGTGGTATATATTACACAACAGGTGAACAGCGTACCGGATGCATGTTCTGTGCTTTTGGTGCACATATGGAAAAGTGTCCGAATAGATTCCAACGAATAGCAATGACACACCCAAAGCATTATCAGATCTGTATGGAATTAAAAAATAATGGGGTAAGGTATCAAGATGCACTGGAAACATGCGGAATAGAGACAGAAACATGGGAACATATTGGACAGATGAACATAATGGATTTTTTAAACACAGGAGAAAAACAATGTTGATTATAAGTCAGAATAAAGAAAAAGTAATGCGGTTTAGCATATCTTTCAACGCGTTAAAGTATGCAGAACGAACCGATCGCAAAGGGAAACAGACGATAGTCAGACACACAATCTGGGAGTCAGTGAGGATACCGTCAGGGTGATGGAATACCGCGGAAAAAATGAAAGGTACAGAAGAACGAAAAAAGGACCGATGCCGGGCTTTGGAACCCGGTACAAGATCCGGAAAGTGGAGGTGGATGGATGAGAGACATACTGTTCCGGGCAAAATTAAAAGATACGAATTACTGGGCAGAGGGATTCTATTGCAGTATGAGAGAGACGACATACTGTTGCGAGGAAGATTATAAACGGCATCCTGTACCGTTGCATCATCTGATTGCAGTGGACGAAATGACAGACTGGGGTCTGCCAAACAAATTGCGACTGTATGAGATCGACCCGGAAACATTATGCCAGTATACAGGATTGTGTGATAAGAATGGTAAGAAAATCTGGGAAAATGACATTGTACAGTATGGGGAATATACGGCTGTTGTCAGACATGGAAAATATACAGCAGGATTTTATGTTGATTTTCCAGAAGAAACAAATTACAGAAAAGATCTGGGCTACTGGTACAAAAAAGTAAGTGTGATCGGCAATGTGCTTGAAGATACAAAAGGAAACCGTCTGGAATCCCATACGGTTAGCGAGCCCGGATGGATCCCGGTGACGGAGAGAGTGCCGGAAAATGATGATTATGTGCTGATGTCGTTTGAAAATTTTTCTCTTCCATTGGTTGGGAGATACATGGACGATGAAAAATTAGGTGGTGCATGGTATCTGGGGGATTGCTTCGACGAAGATACCTGTCTGGCAAATGACCTGTTCGTCAATGCCTGGATGCCGCTGCCGAAGCCATACAGGGAGGATGAGTAGAATGGTGACTTGCAGTGATTGCCTGTGTTATTACTGCCTCTACTACTGGTCGGAGCGATGTCCCTACGGAGGGTGTTATGACGATTACAGAGCACAGGAAGATCCATACACGGATCATTATCCGGAAAGGCATCTGTGGTCAGACAGTCATAAACCAGGAGAGCAGGCACACTGGTGCAGGGGCGGCAACTTATATCCGACAGAGGAATGTTCGTATTTTGAGCAGTATGAAGGGCAGAAAATAGAACAATGTTACCGAGCAATGATTTCCACGTTCCAAGATGGATACCGATCGTGTTCGATGATGGTGAATGGAACATGTGAGAAATGTCTGAGAGATTTGAACAAAGCTATACAGGGAGGAAAAGAACATGGCGATATACCATAAAACGTTGCAGTACCACGAAGGTGGGAAACAGCCAGGGCTTCCAGTGCTGAAAAATAATGAACAGCGGAGAGCGTGGCTCAGAAAATACAAAGAATGGGGATTGTGGTACGAAGACGAGAATATTGGATGTAAATATTATAAGTACGATTTTGACAACGGGGCAAGATTGATCGCGGAAACATATATCATTCCGGGCAATGAACACATTCCGGAAAGAGAAAGCTGTTATTTCCATCTGGTAGGAGGTCCGGAGGCTGAAAAGAAAAATGGAGTTCCTAAGTGGAATGTAAGAGAAGCTTACAGCAAATATCCCAACAGTGAAATGGAACTGGCAGAATTTTTGAAATCATTACAGAAGGGGAAATAAAAAATGAAGAATAACAAGAACTGCAGCACATGCAGATACCATAGCGAGGATGGGGTATGCAGATGTACAAGAAGCGAAGAATTCAGTGATGTAACAACAGAAACACATTGCTGTGACTGCTACCAGGCAAGAATGGAATATGACTGGAGAATGTCTGTGCTGGACAGGTTCATGAAAGGGGCGGGAAGATGAGCGATGAAAGCAGCAGAAAAAAATGTAAAACGTAAAGCACATTATGATCATCTGGAGCAGAGTGTTGATGCTGATGCAGCCAGAAGATTCCATGAACCAGCCGCAGTAAAGAGCAAGATGACAAAACTGGCATCAGTCAAAATTATAGAACATTACATAGAACACACCGATGATGAAGACGGTGAAATCCTGGAAATAATAGCAAGGAAATGCATGAGGGGAGGCGATGCCGGTGGAGATGACAGAAAACGACAAGAAAAAGGAGTTCCTGCGAAGATACCGGGAATGTGAACGGAGGGAGCGTGAGATCCTGGAAGAGATCCAGAGGCTCCGGATGGATCAGATGTTTCCATCCATGGTCAATGACGGGATGCCGAAAGGCAGCCAGCAGTCTGATCTGTCGGATTATGTGGTAGCTATGGAGAGACAGATCGGCCGGCTGAAACGGGAACGGCTGAAAAAAGCAAGGACACGTGAACAGATCGATCTGGCAATCAGACGTATGGAGAACCCGGATGAGCAGAGGGTGCTGCGACTGCGGTATCTGTGGGGGCTTAAGTGGGAAGAAGTAGCGGTAAAAATGAGTTACAGCTGGAAACAGATACACAGATTGCATAGTTCTGCGTTGGATAATTTTGAGATGACATAGAATGACACACTCCACCTGTGATATAGTGTAATCAGTTCAGTTTGGGAATGATGCTGACATGATTGGTTCTTTTCATTTACCTCCGTATATTGTATATCTGCCGGGTTTCAACAGCCCGGCAGCATCGGAACATAGCTCAGCGGCGAGAGCAGTCTCATGAGTAGACAAGGGCGAAGGTTCGAGTCCTTCTGTTCCGATTTCCCTGATGGGGACATATAAGAATCCTTTCTCAAAAGAATACTACATTTTCCGCAGGAAGACATCTGGCAATGCCGGGTGTCTTTTTGTGTACAGCAAAAGGCAGGTGAGACGAATGGCAAGAAATATGCAGAGTTACGAGAATTTGCAGCACCGTATCTATGAGGGCGTTGGAGAGTATGGAATACCGCTGTTAGAACCTACAGAGTTTGAGAAATGTGAATTTATAGGATTCAACTATTGCAGAACCTGTAAGGACAAGGAGGGGAAAGGCGTACATTTTTTTCTGGATGACTACCAGTTCAATCGTATCTGGAACCAGCCAAACAAATACCTGCCGATCTTACAGCAGTTCCGGTATGTAATGACACCGGATTTCTCCATGTATACGGATTTTCCGAAAATCATTCAAATCTACAACCATTACCGAAAACACTGGATCGGAGCGTATTTACAGGAAAATGGAGTGGATGTAATACCAACGATAAGCTGGAGTACACCGGATTCTTACGAATGGTGTTTCGATGGAGAACCTACAAACGGAACAGTAGCCGTATCCAGCGTTGGAACACAGAAGAGCAAGAAAGCAAAAGAATTATTCATACAGGGATATCGGGAGATGGTAAGAAGACTGGAACCGGAGACCATTATTTTTTACGGAAATATACCAGAAGAATGTATGGGAAATATCGTACATATTCGGGCATTTCAGGAGAAATTCAAGGAGGCAAAATGTAATGGGTGGTAGAGGTGCTGCCAGTGGTGCAGCGAATGGAATGGCATTAGGGCGAAAGATGAGTGTTTCAAAGTTTTTAGAAAATCTAAAAAAAAACAATGCTAATACGGTGTTTAATAATTTGTCAGAACTTTCACCCAAAGTAGGGAAAACAGGTTTTTTTACGAATGGAAATGCCGTAGAATTTCAGGAGGCAGTCGTTGAATCTGGTTCTGATAAATTATCTGTACGTTTTTATAATCAATGGAATCCGATTCAGGTTACAAGACCGACAACGGCAATCAAACAGAGAATTGAAGTTGTACATTATAGGGATGGAAATGTTGTTGCAATTTATAAGTTGAATGAAAAGAGTAGCAAAAGTTTAAAAAATGCTGAAAAAAATTATCACGAAATGCTTAATGAATGGAAAAAAGCAACACATCAAAAAACGATATTCTTGAGATGATGAAAAAGGAGAAAATGAAAGGTATGGGTGGTAGAGGGAGTTCTAGTGGGGTTAGCGTTAAAGGAAAAGCCTATGGAACGGAATACACGACGTTACATGAATCTGGAAATATAAAATTTGTCAGGTATAATGATTCGAAGTCGTCAAAAACTCCAATAGAAACAATGACAAATAGGCGAGTATACGTGACAATAGATAACAGGGATAACATATCTGCAATTACGTATTATGATGAAGAAAATAAAAGAAGTAAGCAGATTGACTTGATGCATCCACATAAGAACATGATACCTCATACGCACCACGGATATCTGCATAATGAAAATGACGGGGCGAAAGGTGCCGCAAATTTAACACCGAAAGAAAAACGAATGGTTGAAAGTGTAACAGACAAATGGTACAATAAAAGAGGCAAATGATCGTATAGGGTGAGTACGCCTTGATAGAGGAGGCTCCGGTTGAAATCCGGATATTTGCTGAAAGAGACTCAGAAATGGGTCTCTTTTTTATGCACAAAAAAGGAGGATATATGGGCGGACGTGGAAGCAACAGCAATTTAGGCGGAGGTTCTGGCAGCGGACTGAAAACAACTGGGCTTGATGTAACGCATAACGGTGAAACAACCAGATATTATTTCACGAGCAAAGATGGTCAGAATTACTACCAGAGGGGAATCAGCGGAACACCAGAGCCAACGCCTCTGAATATGTCTGCAAAAGAGTTCCGGCAAAGAGTAGAATCCAACGGAGCCACAACAAAAGCTGTTTCAAATGCAGAGTATAAAAAAGATACAAAGAGACAAGAAAATTACAGAAAAGCGGCAGATAGAGCATTGAATTCGTTGGAATACAATGAAACAGCAAAGAAATCAACAAAACAAAATCGCCTTATGGACAGGGCGATGAGAAAGAAATATTGAATTAATAAGGAGGTGGCATAATGGCTACGAAAAAGGCGGTCGGACGGCCACCAAAATATAAATGCAAGGAAGAAATCGAAGAGAAGATCGACGCATATTTCAAAGAATGTGAAGGTGAAATACTAAGAGATGGCAACGGAGAACCGGTAATGGACAAATTCGGTCATCCGATAACCGTAAACAGCAGGCCGCCTACCGTGACAGGATTGGCTCTTGCACTGGGTTTTACGAGCAGGATGGCATTGCTTAACTACCAGGCTAAGAAAGAGTTCGTTGACACGATAACGCGTGCAAAGACTATGGTGGAAGCATACACGGAGCAACGTCTTTTTGATCGTGATGGTGCAAATGGTGCACAGTTCAGCCTGAGAAACAATTTCAAGGGCTGGAACGAACGGCAGAGGACAGAACTGGATGAAGCAGAGCAGAAAGCGAGAATCGAGCAGCTGAAAGCTCAGACGGATCTGATCAAGGCGAAAGCCCAGACAGATGACGAAACAGAAGCCGCTGATGATGGATTCTTAGAGGCACTGAAAGGAACAGCCGCAGAGGACTGGGCAGATGAAGAAAACTAAGCAGTATTTCCATTTCCAGCCGTTTTCCAGGAAACAGCGGCAGGTTCTTAACTGGTGGACAGAGGAATCGCCCGTAAAGGACTGTGACGGAATTATAGCGGACGGAGCAATCCGTTCGGGAAAAACAGTCAGTATGTCACTTTCGTTCGTCCTGTGGGCAATGAGCAGCTTTCAGGGGCAGAACTTCGCCATGTGCGGTAAGACAATCGGTTCTTTCAGACGAAACGTTTTGTTCTGGTTGAAATTAATGTTGAAATCAAGAGGTTATCGTGTTTCGGATCACCGAGCAGATAATCTTGTTGTCATCTCGAAAGGTGACGTCGAGAACTATTTCTACATATTCGGTGGAAAAGACGAACGATCACAGGATCTTATCCAGGGAATTACTCTGGCCGGTGTGTTTTTTGACGAGGTTGCACTGATGCCGGAGTCCTTCGTCAACCAGGCGACCGGACGATGTTCTGTGGATGGTTCAAAATTCTGGTTCAACTGTAATCCGGATGGCCCATATCACTGGTTCAAGCAAAACTGGATTGACCAGAAAGAAAAGAAAAACCTGATCTATCTGCATTTCACGATGGATGATAACTTAAGCTTGTCAGAAAAAGTGAAAATCAGATACCGGGGAATGTATTCCGGCGTATTCTATCAGCGGTATATTCTTGGATTGTGGTGCATGGCTGAGGGTATCATCTATGATATGTTCGACAAGACGAAACATATCAAAAACATTCTATCGTTCTGTGACCGCCTGCTGCCGTCAGGCCGCTATGTATCGTGCGACTATGGTACGCAGAATGCAACGGTATTTCTGCTGTGGAACAAGGGTACAGACGGTGTCTGGTACTGCATCCGGGAATATTATTATTCCGGCAGAACAGAGGGGAAGCAGAAAACAGACAGTGAGTATGCAGATGATCTGGAAAGCTGGCTGGAAGAAACGAAAATCAAGGGAATTATCGTGGATCCATCTGCAGCATCATTCATTGCAGAACTGAGAAAACGAGGATACAAAGTGGTCAAAGCGAAGAACAACGTAGAAGATGGTATTCGTGTTGTAGGAACGAAGCTGAATCAGGAAGCAATCATATTTGCAGACTCTTGTGTAAATACCATTCAGGAATTTGGCTCGTATATCTGGGATGAAGCGGCAGCAGCACATGGAGAAGACAGACCGGTAAAAGAACATGATCACGCAATGGATGCATTACGCTATTTTGTATACACAATTTTGAATAATCAAACAGCAATCATCCAGAGTAAGCGAAAAGCGGGATTCCATTAAGAGAGGACGGTGAGAAAATATGCATGTTTTTACAATACCTGCGGATAAGTGGGATGAAACAAATCCGGACAAGCAGGCAATCAGGCATCTGATCATGAAACATAGAAGAAGTTATGAACGTCTGAAAGGTCTGAAAAATTATTACGAAGGCAGACATAAGATTCTGGACGAAGACCGGGAAAACAGGCTGGTATGCAATCATGCAAAAGATATCGCAGATACAGCCAGCAGTTATTTCATCGGCAATCCGGTCAGTTACAAAAGCCCGGATGATATCGCAGCACTTACAGATGCCCTGGAACACGCCGGGGCGGATGAAGTGGACGGTGACAACGGCCTTGACCTGTCTGTATATGGCAGGGCATACGAGTACATATACACCAAGCAGGGCGAAACAGAACTGACGATCAAGAATCTGCCGCCTGAGAATACATTCCTGGTATACGATGACACCATAGAGCAGAACGAGCTTTTTGGTGTCTATTATTATGCCAGAATTGACTCCACAGACCGCACGAACATTACATATGTTGCAACTGTACTGACACAGAATTACAAGTACGTGCTGGACATTCAGGACATCCAAGAACCACAGGCTCTGATCGAGCAGCCAGAGGCACATTTCAAGGGAGAAGTGCCGCTGATCGAATACCAGAACAATAAGCTGGCGTTGGGTGACTATGAGTTACAGATCCCGCTGATTGATGCTTACAATGTGCTGATGAGCGACCGTGTGACCGACAAGGAGCAGTTCGTGGACGCAATCCTTGCATTGTACGGCACGTTACTTTCCGATGAGGAAATGGACCAGGACGGAGACCAGAGTATTGGAGAGAAAGCCATGCAGCACTTGCGAAAGGAAAAGCTTCTGGAACTTCCTTCGGATGCGAGAGCAGAATATCTCACACGCACGTTCGATGAAAATGGCGTAGAGATCCTGAAAAGGGCAATCGAGCAGGATATCCACAAATTTTCCCACATTCCGTGCATGACAGATGAAAGTTTTGGTGGCAATGTAAGTGGTGTTGCGATGGAATTTAAACTGCTTGGTATGGAAAATATCACAAAAATCAAAACCCGGTATTACAAGAAGGGACTGAGAAAGAGGCTGAGGATTTTCGCAAACTTCCTGAATACACGTTCAGGGATCCACATTGATACAGCTGGAATTGTACCGGTATTCACGCGTGCGATGCCGAAAAATCTGCTGGAAATCTCACAGATTGTTTCTAACCTGTGGGGAAAAGTCAGCCGCAAAACACTGCTTTCACAGGTGCCATTCGTGGATGATGTAGAAAGTGAACTGGAAGCAGTCGAAGAGGAAGAACAGGAAGCGGTCAAACGGCAGCAGGAAATGTTCGGAAATCAGCCCAATACGCCATTTTCTCCCGAAGATGATACGGATGGTCAAAAGGATGTAGAAAACGGAAATGACAAAGAATGAGAAGTACTGGCAGGCAAGGACAGCACAGCGGATGTGGGAACATATGCAGAGTGCAGAAGAAACGGCTGACCAGGTAGCTAAAGTCTATGCCAAAGCATCCTTGTACCTGAGCAGGGAAATGCAGGATATCTTCAAGAAGTATGTGGAGAAACACCATCTGACGGAAAAAGAAGCATTACAACTTTTGAATACATTGAGGGATCGCACTTCTATCGAAGAACTGCGTCAGAGGTTGCAGAGTAGCAGCCAAAAACAAGAGATTGCAGATCTGCTTGCAGAATTGGAAGCTCCGGCATACCAGGCACGCACACAGAGGTTACAAGAGCTGCAAACGCAGATAGATCTTGTCATGCAGCAGGTCTATAAACAGGAGCAGGCGATTACAACGGCTCATTATATCCAGCTGGCAGAAGAGGCTTATAACCGGTCAATTTTTGACATTCAGCAACGAACCGGGTTCGGATTTTCATTTTCCCATATCGACCAAAAGCAAGTTGACAAGGTATTGAAAAGTAAGTGGTCTGGCATGAATTACTCCGAGAGAGTCTGGAGAAATACCAGGGCAGTTGCCCAGGAAGTGAAAGAAGCCCTGCTCGTGAACCTGATCACAGGCAGAACAGAAAGAGAGACAGCAGAAATGCTGACGAAAAAATTTGCCGGTGGATCCAGTAAGGCAAGAAGGCTGATTAGAACAGAAAGCTGTTATCTGTCCAACCAGCTCGAAATGGAATCCTACAAGGAATGTGGAATTGATAAGTACCAGTATCTTGCGACACTGGATCTTCGAACATCGGAGATCTGCCGGGAACTGGACGGAAAAGTATTCCTTATGAAAGATCAGCAGCCGGGAAAGAATTGCCCGCCCATGCACCCATGGTGCAGATCGACAACAATCGCTATCATAGGCGAAAAGATGTTGGAGGGAATGAAGAGAAGGGCAAGAGATCCGGTAACCGGGAAGACCTATCTTGTACCAGCGTCTATGAACTATAGAGAATGGTATGCGAAATATGTTAAGAGCGATGGCAAAACGGTTGCAAAAGAGGCTGGTTCTGATATAATAATATCAGGAGCAAGGATTACAGATATATTCAGCGAAGAAGCAGAAGAATTTGCTGAAATGTATTATGAAGAGATTCGGAGCTTTTCAACAGATGCAAAGAAGATTGCCAATAATCTTAACAAAGCTGAATCAGACATAAGAAAAATAAAAGCATATTTATTCGAAGATGATTCGTACTTTGATTCGGATACTGGCAAGCATAGACGATTCGATCCAGATTGTGCGATTGCACAAAGCTGGCAGAGGCTTATGATCGGGAAAGATATAAAACCACATGATAAGACCTTGATAGAACATGAGCTTCTTGAAATGAAAATCAAAGAGGAAAATCCAACCACGGAACACTGGAAGGCACATGAAATGGCCGCGAAAGCGTATGATTACCCGAAGGAGGCTGATGAATATTATGGTAATCTTAAAAAACATAACAAAAACAAAAAATAATATTTCAGCAGATTATTATCCGGAAGGAAGATCAGAAAAAGGGTTCATGTCAATGAATCTGAAAAGTGAAGAGATTGTAGAGCATCATAATGTTAGTTCATTTGCGGCGGCACATGTAAAACGCGAATTGAAGCGACTTGCCAAAATAGAAGATCCACCAAAAGAAAAAACAATATTATGGTATTGATATCAACAAGTACTGTCAACGCAAAGATCTAAAGGAAGGTGTGAGAATGGATAATTTTACGATCATATATAAAATTTTGAAAGCTTTAGAGCAGGCCATGGATTATGATGAATTTGATGTAAACAAAATATCTCACACCAGACTCAACATAACCTATCAACGTTGGGAAAAAATCTTGATTATGCTGAGCAAATCCGGATATATAGAAGGTGTGGCGTATGATCAATGCGGCAGTGATTATTGCCCGCATATCGAAGAACCTATTTCGCCGGTGATCACATTGAAAGGGTTAGAATATCTAAGTGACAACTCTCTTATGAAAAAGGCAGCCAACATCCTGAAAGGAATTAAAGAAACAGTTCCGGGATTGTAAGTATATTAAAAGCAAACTTTAGCAGCACGCAGAGATGCGTGCTGTTTTTATACCCATTTTTAAGGAGGTGATTTCAAGATGTTTCAAAAAATAATGCAGTACTTTTGTAAACATAAGTACAGAAAACGGTATAATCATAAATCTGGCACTTATGAACGAAAATGCATTAAATGTGGAAAGCGAGGATGAAAACATGATTATTACAGGAATGGCACATTTTGAAAGTGTTTGTAAAAAGAAACTGGTTGATTGGTACAACAAGAATGGTTTTGCTGATACACCGGTAACGCCGCCAATTGACTTATCTAACGTATTCGTAGTATGGAGCTGCAAAACCTTACAGAACTATAAGTGCCTTGTATCTACTACGGTGAGCGGTGATGGTATTTATGCAGAGTATACATACAACGGTGATAAGCAGGAACTTTACGAAGATGTGTACAAGAAAGTGACAAATACATGCTATACGGAGGAATAAGTGATGAAATTTACAGAAGCGTTAAGAGAAATGAAGCAAGGTAAAAAGGTAAAGCTTCCTTCATGGGGCGGTTTTTGGTATTGGGACAAAGAAAAACAGACAGTAATGATTCAGTGCAGACCACAGGACTCTGATCAGGGAAACCTTTTTGATATCAGAGAAACACAGAGAGTTGAATATACTCTTTCAAACGTGGCATCTGATGAGTGGATTATTGCAGATGAAATGAACTGTCCTGTTCTTGGTGGAGAAGTAACATTTAGCTTTGGAGATGCAATCAAGTATGTTAAGCGAGGGCTGAAATTAAAACGTAAAGGTTGGAATGGGAAAAAACAGTACATTCAACTTGCTACAGGAATTTCCTATACAGATGCTTCAGGAGATATCATCAATTGTGAACATGATGCAATCGGCAATATGGCGATTGCTTTTGTGGGAACCAGTGGTGTACAAATGGGATGGCTTGCATCCCAGGCAGATATGCTGGCAGAGGATTGGGTGTTTTCGGATTGAAAATGCAACGCTATAAAATAACCAAAGACGCAGACAGGCTTGCACCGAACTGGCTGGCGAGCCAGATTAATTACAGGACGATCAAATTCTTATACCGGGACAAAGACGGACACGCAGAGCTGAAGGGGGTGAAGATTGGCGATGAAGTGGCACAGATTGGCGACACAGTACAGTTCAACGGCAGACGGTTATCCGTAGAAAGGCGGTGATCCAGGTATCTCCCTTTAAGGCACGGGGTTACGTGTCTTATTTTTATGTCTTTTTCTGCCAGACGTAAAAGAAGCAGGATGATCCATAAAACACGAATGGCTCGGACGTGAAAACGGATAGGCTGGGCGGAAAGGATAGAAAGATGAAAAACAAATTTTTTATGTGCAACTGTAAAGTGCCAATGAGATTACAGATCTTTGCAGAAGGAGACGGTGCTGGGGCTGGCGAAGGCGGCAATGGCGGTGGATCCGGAACAGGTGGCGAGGGAGAGCCGGGAGCAGGCACAGGGCCAATGAGCTTCGATGATTTCCTGAAAGGAGAAGGAAAACAGGCAGAATTTGATCGCCGCGTGCAGAAAGCGATTGATACGGCAGTAAGTAATGCACAGCAGAAATGGCAGGCTCTTACGGATGATAGACTTTCTGAAGCAGAGAAGCTTGCAAAAATGAACAAAGAGGAAAAAGCTGCGTACATGCAGCAGAAAAAAGAAAAAGAGCTTTCGGATCGTGAGGCTGTGATCACAAGAAAAGAACTGATGGCAGAAGCTAAGAATACTCTGGCGGAAAAGAAACTGCCGGTAAGCCTGGCAGAAGTATTGAATTATGCAGATGCAGACACTTGTAATGACTCTATCAGTGCAGTGGAAAAAGCATTTCAGGAAGCGGTAGAAGCAGCAGTAAATGAACGCCTGAAAGGTGGAACGCCGCCAAAGAAAGCACCGGAAGGTGAAAACAGTCTTGAAAAACAGATCGAGGCAGCCATGGCAAGAGGGTTCTGAGAACAGAAAGGAAGATGATATAAATGGCAATTAACACATTAGCAGCAGCTACGATTTTTCAGCAGCAACTCGACAAAATCGCTGTACAGGATGCAGTGACCGGCTGGATGGATGCAAACGCCGGACAGGTAAAATATAACGGTGGTGCAGAGGTTAAGATTCCGAAAATGTCGGTTCAGGGCATGGGAGATTATGACCGTGACAATGGCTACCAGCAGGGAAGCGTAACTCTGGAGTATGAAACCAGAAAAATGACGCAGGACCGTGGACGCAAATTCCAGATTGATCCGATGGATGTGGATGAAAGCAATTTTATTCCGACTGCGGCAGCAATTATGGCGGAATTTCAGAGAACACAGGTTATCCCGGAGATTGACGCTTACCGTATCTCTAAGATTGCCTCAGAAGTGATCACAGCCAATAAAGCCGGTATGGTCGAGTATAACTATACACCAGGAGGAACTGGTACTTCTGCACTTAGAAAAGTGAAAGAGGGTATCAAAGCGGTACGTTCAAGCTATAACGGTCCGCTTGTAATTCATGCAACACCAGACTTTCTGATGGAGCTGGAGTTGGAACTTGCAGGAAAAATCAGAGATACTACGTTTTCGCAGGGCGGCGTCAATACCACGGTTCCAGGAATCGATAACGTTCCGATTATTTCAACACCTACAAACAGAATGTACACTGCCATTACTGTATACGATGGAAAAACCGGAGGTCAGGAAGCAGGCGGATATACAAAAGGATCAAAGGCGAAAGATATCAATTTCCTGGTAATTCCAAGAACAACACCAATTGCAATTACAAAACAGGATATTATGCGTATCTTTGACCCGTTGACAAATCAGAATGCAAATGCATGGGCAATGGATTATCGCCGTTATCATGACCTGTGGATTCTGGACAACAAACTGGACAGCGTGTTTGTGAACATCAAAGATGCAAACGCCTAGGAGGGTATGACAGATGAGACTGATTAGAGAAAATGTTGAGCGGATTGCCAATACAGAGGCAATGATCGCAAAATTAAAAGCAGACGGGTTTCGGGAAATGGAACCTTCTGCGGATGGGTCAAAAGTGTCTGTTTTTGGTGTGAATCTGGATACAATGACGGTAAACCAGTTGAAAGTACTGGCGAAAGAGAAAGGCTTGGAAGGTTATTCAAGCCTTACGAAAGAAGAGCTCTTGACGGCTCTGAAGGAAGTGATTTAAGTGACTGATTTTGAGAGAATCAAAATTCTGACTGGCGAAAGAGATGAAGAGCTGGTGGAAGTTGTCCTGGAAGATGCAACAGACTGGGTGCTGGCGTATACCGGACGAAAGAAGATGATCCCGGAACTTAAGAAAACGGTGCGTGATCTTGCCGTGATCGCTATCAACCGCATGGGAACAGAGGGGGAATCTTCAAGAACCGGTGCAGGGGAATCTTACAACTTCGATAATGCACCAAAGCGAATCTATGATGTGCTGAACCGGTATCGGCTGGCACGTGTAGGGGGTGTGGCCTATGAGGCTGAAAAGGAATAGGCTTCGAGAATTCAAACATTTCCAGGTGGTGCAGAAAAAAGATGCAGAGGGTGGAACATATACAGAATATGCTCCGCCTTCTTGTTTTCGGGCGGAAATGTGGACAGCCGGTGGAAAAGTACAGGCAGAAATGTATGGCAGCAGGCTTCCGCTTATCCGAAACCTGAGGATTGACGGGAAATATGCGGAAGTACCGGGCAAGAATGGCAAACCGTCATATCGGTTTCAGGAAGGTATGACGGTATCTGTAAATGACGGTATTTCTGTAAACGGCGGCAATGATCCGGATTATAAGGTCGTTGCCATTTATCCTTACACCTATCTTACGCTGGAGGTGGAAAAACTGTGATCATCGGTAAAAAAGAAATTACGGATGCGTTTCAAAAAACGGCAGCAGTGAATATGTATGATGCGGTATCAAAAAGTATCAAAACAGTGCAGGCTGAGGCGAAAACAAGATGCCCGGTAAATGATGGGGAATTGAGAGGGAGTATATACACGGCGATAGAAACCAGCAGCGAAAAGATTGTAGGCATCTGTTACACCAACAAAAAGTATGCACAATATGTGGAATTTGGTACAGGCCCCAAAGGTCAGAAGCAACACGCGGGGATATCACCGGATGTTGCCTATGCCTATGTACAGTCGCCCTGGTGGATCCACGAAAGCATGATCGGGCGGAAGACGGCCGAAAAGTATAAGTGGTTTTATGTGGATACGCCGGACGGCCGATTCTACCAGTGTACCGGACAGGCTGCACAACCATTTTTATATCCGGCACTAAAAAACAATGAACTGGAAATTGCACATTATTTTGAGGAGGCAATCGAAAAGAATTTATGAAAAACGTAAAAGATCAGATCTATTCCGCACTTGCCGGAGCGTTCGGGAATGTAACGGACCAGTACCCAAAAGACTGGGCAGAGCTTCCAGCAGTGCAGTACACCGAAGAAGATAACAAGGTATATGAACATACCGCACAGGGAGAGGAAAAGAGCTATGTACGATATCGTGTAGATATCTGGCATAACCGCTCTACGTCCGAATCTGCACTCAAGGTAGACAAGGCACTGGCAGCACTTGGGCTGGTGCGTACCCTGTGTCAGGACACCCCGGATCCATCTGGGTTGAAACATAAAGTAATGAGATATGAAGCAATCATTGATATGGAGTCAGAAGAAGTATTCTGGCTGAACTAGAAAAGGAGCGTGAAGAATATGCTGGCAAATGGAGCAAAACTTGAGTACAAGGAAAAAAGTGACGCAGCTGGTGCTTACAAAGAACTTCAAGGGTTGAAAGAGATCCCGGACTGTGGTGTTGAACCGGAAAAAGTAGAAAATACCGGTCTGAACGATAAAAATAAACAGTACGAGAATGGTATTGGTGATCTTGGAGACATGACATACAAATTCAAGTATGAAAATGGAGCGGCAACCAGTGCGTATCGCATTCTTCGAAAAGCACAGGAATCTGACAAAGAATGCGATACCAAAGAAACATTAAAAGATGGCACAACCACGGAATATGACGCAGAAGTGTCCGTAAAACGTACGGGCGGCGGTGTGAACGGAGTTGTTGAAGTAGAAGCAAAGATGACAATCTGCAGTGATCTGAAAGTTACAGATCCGTCATAAGGAGGGGCGATCAATGGAAAGATTAGAAGGACTGGATGAAGAATTCCAGAAAGAAGAAACAGAAAAAGTAACATCTATCGAAGAAGCAAAGAAAAAAAGACCACCATTTCATTACTGGGAAGTGGCAGGTGTACAACACAAAATGAAACTTAATACCGGTATGATCACAAAACTGGAAAACAAATACCGTACCAATATTATGACGCTGGTAACGGCGAATGATATTCCGCCGCTTGGTGTTATGCTGACGATTGCCCAGGCAGCTATCGAGCCATGGGAACACGGTACAACGTTCGACAAAGTAACAAAGCTGTACGACAAGTGGCTGGAAGAAGGCGGCAATCAGTTTGATTTCATGGCAAAAGTAATTATGCCGACTATGGCGGTATCCGGTTTTTTTACGCCGGCGATGGCAGAGAGCCTGATGAAAGATCTGGATCAGGCAGATGTGATCCTGTAACAGAAACAGTCACCGAAGAAATCTGGAAACTATACGAAGATGCATTGGATGCAGGAATCAAAGTGCAGGACTTCTGGAATATGTCTATCCCGGAAGTCCACGACTGCATTCGGAGTTATGGACGGCGTGCAAAGATTAAGATCCTGCAGCAGTTCATACAGGCGGAAAGCATCGCAGAGCATATCGGCAGGTATTTGAATTCAGAAAACAAAGCCCGCAAACCATGGGACTTCTACCCGGAACTGTTCAGGGAAGAACGAGAACAGTTCGAGGAAAGCAAGCAAGAAGAACAGGTTGTAACAGCTGCCGAAAACCGCCGCTTATATGCCGCAGAGTTCAACAGACGAAGACATCAATAAGAAATAGTGAAAAGGGAAGGAGGTGTGAACATTGAGTGATACACTGCACAGAATGAAAGTCATCATTGAGGCAAACAACGCAAAACTGAAACAGGCAATGAGAGAAGCTACAAGCGTTGTGAATAACACAGTTTCTCAGATGAACACCAGCACATCAAAAATCGAAACACCTGGCAGTGCGGCAAGTGCCGAACTGTCGGAGGCGATGAGAAACGTTAAAAAGAGCCTGAGTGAGTTGCAAACACCGGAAGATGCATTGAATACGGACAGTTCCGTAAAAGCTATTAAGAATATGCAGGATGCGGTGCAGCAGTCACAACCAGTGTTTCAGAATGATGATCTGAGACAGTCGGCAAAAGAGACAGAAGATATTGTCAGAAGTACAGCCGCAGATATCAACAACAGCATGAATGAAACTCAGGAACCAGTTCGCCAGACAATGAGCGAAAATATGCAAATGATTCAAAATATGCAGAACCTTATAAAAAGTTCCTGGAAAGATATGGTCAATGGTACGATCTGGAAGCAGGCTACCGGACAGATAAGAGACTATATCAGGGAAGCACAGGTCGCAGCAGGCATCCGTGTATACAATCCAGAATATGAACAGTTATGCAATACTATTGCAAAAACAGAGATGGAGCAGGAAAAACTGATCCAGAAAATGAACAGCATGGATGCGAGCAAGCGTTTTGTGCCAACACAGGAGTTTAAAGACCTAGAAACCAATATTGCAAAGACCGAATCCGCTTACGCAAAGCTGGAAGAAAAGCAGAAGGCATTAGAGGCAGCAGGAAAAGCGACGGTTCCGAGTGCTGATTACAGCGAAGTGAAGGCTCATTATGATGATGCACAGGCAAGACTGGAGAAGTTAATTGCGAAGCAAAGAGAATGGTTGGATCTCGGATTTAAGCCTGGCGACGGTGGTGCAATGACTGGTCTGACGGAGCAAATCAAAGAAGTTGAAACGGAAATGAAATATCTAAAAGGTGAAATGAAAGACCTTGAGGATAACGGAAAAGCAATGATACCGACGGATCAGTACCGTGAGAACACAAACCAGCTGTCTATCATGAGGAACAAATTGAAAGAATACAAAGACCTCAGAAGTTCTATGTTGCTGGATGGCTCCAACTTGCAGGAGTCTGAACAATATCAGAGGGATGGAGTTGCACTTTCAGATCTTACGAACCGACTGCGAGAATATAATGCCGAACGAAGAAGTATGGAGAACAGTGGTACAGATATCCAGACACCGCATCTTGCGGATGGAAGTGTATTTGCGACCATGGGAGCGACAGCCCAAGCAGCATTTGAAGATATGACAGCCAGTATTCGAAAAGCACAGGCAGCGGCTGCGTCTGCGATTCAGAGTATTCCGGTTGTCGGTCAGGTTGCGTCCAGTGCTGCATATATCGGCTCGAGAGCATTTAAAGCTATGAGTGCTGTTATGAAAGGTGTCGGTCCCGCTATAAAAACAGCATCCGGTGCATTCGGGGCATTACTTAAAAAGTTCACAACCGGATTGCCAGGAATCCGGAAATTTGCCGGAGGAATCAAGCAAGGAAATAATGCTCTCAGTGGCGGAATTGGAAAATTACTCAAATACGGTCTTGGCATTCGAAGTATGTATGCATTGTTCAGCAAGCTTCGAAATGCCCTGGTAGATGGTTTCAAGAACCTTGCAAAGAAGAACAGCGAAACAAACGCAAATCTTTCAGAATTATCAGGCGGATTGCAGCAGTTGAAAAACAGCCTTGCGACTGCATTTTCCCCAATTCTCAATACGATCACACCGGCATTATCAACGCTGATAAATTATCTGGTGCAGGCATGCAATGTTGTTGGGCAGTTCTTTGCAGCTCTTACCGGACAGAAGACATACACTACTGCCTCTAAGGTGCAGAAAGATTATGCCGCCAGTCTGGACAAGACCGGTGATTCTGCAGCTAATGCGGCAGATAAGGTCAAAAAATCCCTGATGGGGTTTGATGAGATCAATAAGCTGGATGATGACAGCAAAAGCAGTTCCGGTGGATCATCCGGAAGTGACGGCGGAAGTTTCGAAGAGAACGAAGTTACAAATAAATATGCAAATTTCGCCCAGATGATCAAGGATGCATGGGCAAACGCAGATTTCACGGAAATAGGAAAAATTGCCGGACAGAAGCTTAATGCGGCTCTTGAAAATATCCCATGGGATGACATCAAAAAGACCTGCAATAAGGTTGCAAAATCAGTAGCAACATTCTTGAACGGTTTCATGGAAGGAACGGATTGGAGACTTGTAGGAAAGACAATTGCAGAAGGCATAAACACTGCGGTAGGGACAGCCTCTACCTTTGTGACCAATTTTGACTGGAGTAAATTAGGAAAATCTGTCGGAGAAACTATTGACAGCACCATCAAAAACATAGACTGGTCGATGCTTGGAAAAACTGCATCTGACACGATGAAAGGTCTTCTCACATCTTTCTGCGAAGCAGTGCAGAATGTAGATTGGAAGAATCTTGGAGAATCTGTTAAGACTGCAATCCTGGCCATTGACTGGAAAGGAATCTTGCAGAAAGCGGCCGAAGCAGCAGGAAGTATTGCAGGTGGAGCAGCAGCTTTTGTGGCCGGATTGCTGGGGGATATTCCAGGTGAAATCTACAACTACTTCATGGAGAAAAAAGACGAGTGCGGTGGAAGCCTCGTAAAAGGCATATTTAAAGGAATTACGGACGCACTCGAAAACGTAGGGAATTGGATAAAGGAAAATATTTTAGATCCATTTGTCGATGGTTTTAAGAAAGCATTCGGCATTCATTCACCTTCAACAGTATTTGCGGATTTAGGCAAACAATGTATTGCAGGATTATTGCAAGGCATTGCGGATATTCCAGGAAATATTGCAGAAATTGCGAAAAAAATCTGGAGCGGCATTAAAGATGCCTGGGATAATCTGGGTGACAAAGTATTGGGTATAGGCACGAAAGTTTTAAGTACCGGAAAAGATTTATGGGATTCCGTTCAAGGTGCCTGGGATAAAGTAAAAAATAACTCTATCGTTGCTAACGTTTCAGCAACGTTAAAAGGCGGCTGGGATAAACTTGATGCAGCACTGGATAAAGTGAAAAATCAGGCCAAAAATACCACTTACACATTCAAAGCAAAAGCTGTAGGTGCATGGAATAAACTGAAAGCATATGGGAGAACAGTTGTTGATAAAATCAAAAGTAAGTCAGCTGATTATACTGCGAACGCACGCGGTGCTTGGGACAGAATCAAAAATTATCTTGGGGAATTCGGAAGAAATATCAAGAATAGAGCTGCAGATTATACTGCAAGAGCTTCGGGTGACTGGAGCGGTATAGCACGTAACGCACGTACATTGTATGACAGCGTTAAAAGCAAAACAGCTACTTTCCGAGCAAATGCCGTAGGTGCTTGGGACAAGGTTTCCGGTGTTTTAGGTCAGGCGAAAGACTGGCTGGTAAATAAGGTTGTGAACTGGAAAATATCAATACCTCATTTTGCATTGCCGCATTTGAAATTCAGCACATCACCATATAAATTTCTGGGAAAAACATTTCAGATACCAAAACTGGATGTTGAATGGTATGCAAGCGGTGGATTTCCAAAAACAGGAGAAATGTTCATGGCAAATGAAGCTGGTCCTGAATTGGTAGGAAAGATGGGAAATAAAACTACCGTCGCAAACCAGCAGCAAATTATAGCGGGTATTGAACAGGGTGTATATAAAGCTGTTATGGCAGCGTTTTCTATGCAGTCAGCAAAGAACGGAAAGTCTCAGAATGAAACCCCTACATTCAATATCTACGTTGGCGGTCGAAAGGTCACAGACGTAGTCGTAGAAGAAATCAATCACAGAACCAAATCGACAGGCGTATGCCCGATATTGGTTTAACCGGTACCGTCCGAAAGGGCGGTACTTTTTGAAGAAATGAGGTGACAAAAAATGGCCGCATCCATCACGATCGGCGGCGTTGCCATGCCGGAACCGAAGTTAAATGGTCTGAAAATTTCACGAAATAAGATCTGGTCGAAAAATGCAGGGCGTGGAGCAGATGGAACAATGACCGGCGATATTATCGGACTGAAGTGGAAATTGGAAATCGAATTCCTGCCGCTTACAGATGCACAGATGGCAATAGTAGAAGCGGCTGTTGAACCAGCTTTTTTCAATGTAACTTTCCGAAGTCCTAAGACTGGAAAGAACATTACAGTAAATATGTATGCAGGCGATCTTACGTGTCCGGTATACACCTATGTCGGGGGGAAGCCACGGTATGTAGGTGTCACGGTAAACCTGATTGAAAAATAATCATCAGGAGGGAGGTACAAAATGCTTCAAGTTAATGAAATATTCAAAAATGCAGTAGAGCAGGACAGCAGAACATTTAAGGCAAGAGTCGTTCTGGGGAAAGATATTTTTGAGGGTATCAAAAGTTTTGCACTTCATGCTGCCTCGAACAATTCTGCTCATATCAGTATCGGCGGAGCTGTGGCAGCCAGTGTACAAGTCAAAATGGAAGCAACAACCATTTCTCTCGAAAGTAAAGAAATAACGTTACAGATTGGCGTATTGTTCGGTACGGAGTATATATACTGTGACCTTGGAAAATTCACACCGGAAAAAGTGAATAATGATGACGGAATTATCAATTTTTGTGCATATGACAGGATGTATGTGAAGTTTTCAAAAGCATATGTAAGTAAATTGGAATACCCAGCAGACGGAAAAGAAGTGCTGAAAGAGATTAGCAACATGTCCGGAGTACCGCTTGCAAGCAGCATTGATAATCTCCCGTCCGGTGTCAAAATTCCGAAGCGTTGGAAAGAAACGGAAACAACGTATGATGACGAAGGCAATGAAATCACACAAGGGAATTATGTAAACCCATTCGACGGATATACCATGCAGGATGCACTGGGATATGTTGCACAGTTCTATGGAAAATATTGTGTCATTAATCGAAATGGTGAAATTGAACTTCGTTGGTATAAACAGGCGGATTATGAAATATCTGCATCCAGATATTATGATGATCTAAAAAAAAGCGAAAGTCTGTTCAAGCTTGGCAGAATCCAGTGCGATACGGCAACCGCAACATTACTTTCCGGCGTGGGCACTGTAGGAATACAGATTGAGAATCCGGTTATGACGCAGCCCGTCCTTGATAAAATTTGCAATCAGCTGAAAGATTTTACTTTTCAGCCTGCTTCGGTATCTTTTCTTGGAGATCCACGTCTTGACATAGGAGATATCGTTACTATTCACGATAAATACGGAGGAAAAATTAAGATCCCGATTATGAAGCTGTCGATGGATTATGATGGTGGATTAATTACAGAAATTGAAAGTCAGGGAAAAACGGAAATTGAATCCGGGAGCATAAGTAGCAGTAAAGGACCAACAGCACAGGCGATTGAACGGCTGAACATAGAATTGGTTGCAGCGAAAGAAATCATAGGACAGAAGGCAAGCTTCGATGATTTGAAAGCAACAAAAGCTACATTCGATAAAATGAGTGCAAGTTACGGTGAATTTGCAGATCTGACAGCCAAAAGATTAGATGTCGGTGAGGCCGATATAAAACAACTACAGGCAGAAAACGTGGATATCAGTGGACGACTGACAGCTGATGAGGCAGAAATCAAAATAATAAAAACAGATAAGGCAAATGTAAAAGATCTGGATGCAGCGAATGCCAGAATTGATAGTATTTCCGGAAATTTAGCAGATTACAAGGTGGTAATAACCGGAAGTCTTGAAGCTGTAAATGCGGTTCTTGGTTCGTTAGATGCAAATTATGCAAAGATAGATCTTGCAAATATCAAAAACGGAAGTATTACAACCGCAATGATAGGTGTCGGTGTTGTAGGTTCTGCTCAAATTGCAGACGGATCTATTACCGATGCGAAAATAGTGGAGCTGACAGCCAACAAAATCACTGCCGGTACATTATCGGTGGAAAGGCTGATCATCTGTGGCGATAAGAATTCGATCATCTATGCAATCAATAATGCAGGTGAACTGGTATCTCAGAATGTAAATACGATAGATGGTGATGTACTGACCAAGAGAAGCATAACTGCAGATAAGATTGTGGCAGGTGCCATTACTGCCAATGAAATTGCGGGAAAGACCATCACAGCAAATAAAATTGCAACAGGTGCCATTACCACAGGCGAACTGGCAGCAGGCAGCGTGACAGCAGAAAAAATCAAGGCAGGTGCAATCAGTGCAGATAAGATAGCAGCAGGTGCAATCAGCGTAGATAAATTAACTTTTGGATTAAACAGTAATTTATATAATCTTGGATATGATAATTTTGCAACAATCACGGGAAGTACATTGCTTTCATATTTTGAAGACTATCAAGTAAAGGTAGCAACAGAAGTAAAAGAATGTGGAGGATCATTTTTTGCACAAGCACCTAACGTTCCCGGGACCAATGCACTATGGCTTGACGGAAGAGAAACAACAGAAATCTTGCAATCAAAAAATGGATTTATTTTAGGGAGCAGTAAAAAACATGATGGTTTCATAACCTTAATTCCTGGGAAAAAGTACCTGATTTCTTTTTATATAAGATGTCCTTATCTTTCTGAATCAGAAAACAGAGGAATTGAGTTTTTGATATGGGAAAGCAAAGAACGTAGCCATTTGTATAATGGAAATATCTTAGCATCTAAGAAAGGTGAATATGTTTTTTGTGGTTTGCAATGGGAAAGGAAAACAATAAAATACACGTGCGTTAAAGATTTTCCATATATAGCATTAGGTTTTGGTTATATGGAAGCTGCTTTGTTTATAGTTTCTGGGATTCAAGTCGAACAGGTGGAAGATCTTGATACAGAACCAAGCCCATTTTCCGTGTCAAATGTACAGACTGTAGATGCAAAAGATCTGGAAAATGACGGTATAGTTGCTATCAGTGATAATCTCGGTACATTCCAAAAAGGTGTACTAAAATCCGGAAATTATAGCGGTTCTTCTGGAGAATCATTTCCAAGCAGTGGATTTCTTATAGATCTGAACAATGGCTATATTAATACGCCTAGGTTGCGTGTTGCGAGTAACGGAAAGACATACTGTAATTGCAACGGTATAGCAGTAGACGTGAATACATTAGTTGGAAATTATGCAAACTGCTATACATCAGCATCAACAGCGGCAAAAACGGTCAGCCTGTCAGGTTTTGAGCTGGTTGCAGGTGCAAGAGTCTGTGTACGTTTCAACTACGCCAACACGGCCACAAATCCAACACTGAACGTTAATGCTACCGGAGCTAAACCGATCTACTATAAAAACAGCAATATCCCGGCAGAACTGATCGAGCAGTATACAGTCCTGGAATTGGTCTACAGCGGATCATACTGGTACGTGGTCGGAAACATGAATATCCTGACCAAGGGCGACAGCATAAATATTGAATGTTTCACGGCTGGCTATGTGACATCCGCAGGCAAGGAAGTGCAGTTCTGCATTCCGGTATCGACACCGATTGTCGGCTGCAGTTCTGTTAGCATAGCATCGGCAACCGGACTGCAGATCCGGCAGAACGGAAATTATGTCTATGGCGGGAATGCATCCACACTGGTAGCGGCATCGTCCTACCGTGGCGTTATTAACCGAAACATGGTTTCTGTTGCAGCCACTATGCCGAACACAACTAACGCAATCAATAATGCACCATGTGGTGTGCATGCGGCATTGAAGCTGACATTTTCGTAACAATCAATTACAGAAAGCAGGTGAGAAATACATGATAACAGCAATCATAGATGCAGGGCAGCATTACTGCCAGGCAGTCAGTGACCTGTGGCAGTGGGATTATGGACAGACACTGCGGATCCAGGGCGTGAAGCTCCCGGCGGCGGTCGAGGTTCAGTTTTCGACAACAGAGCGGATCGGCGAAACAGTCACCAGAATTGGTGTGACGCAAGAGGGGGTTACTGAGGTACCTATCCCAGATACACTGCTGGATGGAAACGGAGCGTCGCATGATTATATAATCTATGCGTTCATATATGTGGAAGATGCTGCTTCCGGAAAGACAGAGCATAAGATTGCCATGAACGTCTGGGCAAGACCAAAACCGGAAATACATGGTACACCAGAAGAAGATGATATTACCTATAAACAGGTGATTGCAGCAGTGAAAGATGCAGCAGATAAGGCAGAAACCGCAAAAGGTTCTGCAGAAGCGGCTCAAAAAACAGCAGAGGAAGCCGCAAAAGAAGCCAATGCCGCAAAAAAAGAAGCAGTGGATGCAAAAGATAAAGCGGTGACTGCGGTCAAGAAGATCCAGGGCGAATCAGAAAAGATTGTGAATGTGGAAAGCGATGTGGCAGATTTAAAGAGCGATGTCGGAAGCATGAAAGAAGAATTAAAGGAAACTGTGAAGGAAGATACAGTGCAGGATATTGTTAAGAAATATGCGGATGCCACACTTCCGGAAGTACCGGAAAACATTGTACTGTTTGAGGAGACAGAAGAAGGGGATACCATCACGCCGGACAGTATCATTGGGGCGGTACTCAGTAAGCTGGATCTCAGGGCAGTAAATGGCCAGACAGTAGGATTATACCTCTCAGATACGCTGATCGGAAGTGTGAAGCTCGAAGAGTTCAAAACATCCGAAGTTATCTGTACGGGGATCAGCCTGGATCGGACCGCTATCGAAGCATATGGAAAAGGCAAGATCGAACTGATCGCAGTTGTGGAGCCACAAGATTGCACGCAGAAGGTCCGGTGGATAAGCAACAATGAAGAACTTGCCAGCGTCACAGAAGGAACGGTAACACTGACTGGAAGAAAAGGAAACGTTGATATTACAGTTGTCTGCGGAAATTATAAGACAGTCTGCACAATTACTGTCATGCAGTACGAATATCCGGATCCAAATTGGGAGATCGGGCAGATACTGGAAACAGCTGGATCGACATTCCAGAAATTAGGGGACTCTCAGTCGATGCGAATAGCAACCGATTATATAGAAACGCCAGTGGATACCATTATTACGTTGCTTGGTGGGTCCGAATATCGTTATCAGCTTTATAAATATATAGATGGGAAAATGGTTGAAATGACACAGTGGATTACCTGCAGCGGAACCATTGAAATACTGTCAGAAACTTATTCCGGCTTCGCCTTGAAAGTCCGAAAAGGAAACTATGGAAAATGGACAGAGGAAGATATCGCTGCATTTGCGAAAACAGTGCAGATTGAAAGTGCATAG